CAACAATTTCAGTTGGTTCCACATCAAATACTTTATCTAGTTCATCATAACTACTCATATCGGTTCATCCTGTCCTGTTTCTGGGTTCCACTTTTGAACATCTGTAAATTCTGAAAACACTTCACTAAATCCAAAATCATCATCAGAAGTTGCATCAATCGGATCTGGTTCTGCTGTATATCTTTGAACTCTTGGAGCATTTACAGTATCTATGGATGTATATGTATCTACAATGGTTTTTCTAATCTGTGTAAGATCTCTGACTGGACCGTAAATATATGTTTTAGCGGTAAATTTTAAAGTATAAATTAAAGTTCTTCTTTGATCTAAATCACCTTCATAATCATCTCTATATGTAACACTATCTAAATTTACAATAATATCCTTAGATTCATTTACTTGTGGAAGCATTTGAATTGTGATATTATATGATGGTTGAAAGAAAGGTAAAATTTGCTCTACAATTTGTAAAGCATCGTCTTGGTTTTTTGATAGGATATTTAATTCAAATTCTAAATTATACGGAACGGGCATGAAAGATTGCTTATCATCAACTCTAACAATTTGAGTTGGCGCAACTTTTCTGGAAGTATCGTATTGTATTCCAGTTAATTCGAATGCAATTCTAGGAAGTGTAATCTGAATCTTTGCTTGAGTTGGATCTGGAGTTTGTCTTAAACGAGAGAGAAACTTTTCTGCAGGACCATATGCTAGAGGAACTTTCATAACCTCTGTCTTACCTTCAGAAATTCTTCTCAACTGTATATTATTGAAAAGAGTTCCAAAACCCACGATGGTTTTTTTAAAAATTTCGTGATAAAAATAAGTTCCTAACATTAGAATTTGTCTCCCATATCTCCATATTCACCAAATGGATTACTTTCACTGAAGTCAAGAATGAGATCTCCTTTGACTTCAAAGTATTTATTCTGAGCTCCTTCAATTTCACCCATATTATAAGAATCCAAAATATTTACAGTCCAAGTTGCATTAGAAGTTAATCCTTTGACCGACTCATTATCCGTAAATGCTCCCGTCAAATTATTTAGGACAAGTTTTCTGGTGGTTGGATTCCAGGAAACAACTTCACCATAAGGAGCAGCAGGCGATCTTTCTAAAGTAAATGATGGCGCTGAAGTATATCCAGAACCAGGATTTAGAGTAACCCCAGTTACTTGACCCGCACTATTAACTTGAACTGTTCCAGTTGCTTGAGTTCCTCCTGTTGGAGGTGCTGAGAAAGTTATTGATGGTGGATCGCTTGGATCATATCCATCTCCCGCATCCCAAACAGTAAATCCTTGAGTCCAATCTGCATGAGTATATGCAATTGCAGCTTCATGACTTCTTCCGTATACTGTTTCACCTTTGACAAAAGTACCAGTTCCTCCAGCAGCAAAGGTGAGATCTAAAGTATAACTATCTTCATCTTCAACTTCATCAACAGCAGTGATACCAGTATCGAGATCTTCATGGCTGTATTGGAAGAGTTCGCATTTCATTTCCCAAACGTAACCCTTACCTAGTTGATAGAAAGGTTTTTCGTGCTCTACAAATGTAATTTCAAATAAATTACTAGAGAATGGAGCCCAAATTAAATCTCCTTCGTTTGGACGGCCCTCAACTATTAAAATGGCATTATCATCTACAGCTTGGGTAAATCTTTTTCTTGAAACAATAAAAGTGGTTTTGTCTTCGATACGAATTCCAAACTTAGATAATAAATCTCCCTGACCTTCCCATCCATCTACAGTATTACAATATGCTCTAATTTCATATGCACCATCAAAAGAAGACATGGTATCCTCACTAAAAAGAATATCTTCTTTTACTAGAGTTCTTGGAATATAATAAACTGTCTGTCCATAAATATCAATTGACTCGGTAATCAAGTCATTAAGAAGATTCTGCTCTGCGTTTGTACCATTCAAACGTAATCTACAACTTGGAGCTGGATCTGGACTTTGGGTGCAGGCTGATGATGTGTGGTCTGACATATCTTATCCGATTAAATCCATAGGTGGTAATTCGTATGCTGTTCTTAATTCTTCTAGGAGTTCTTTAATTTCTTCTTTCGCCTCTTCAAGAATTTTTCTTCCATTCAAAGTGACACCACCAAGCATCTGAATGCCGTCATACTTGCTTAGGTTTTGTCCCCACTGTTCTTTGAACAGTGCAGTAGCATAATCCTTTAACCAGTGTTCATTCCAAGTTTTTGGATATAAAACTGGATCAACACTCATGACGCAATCAACTACAATATATTCACCTACTCCCAATTCACTCCAATCGATATCAACATAAAGTTTGTTTGTACTTGCAGTATATCTGAGTCTCTTATAAAGTCTAGAATTTGTTACCCAATCTAAAGTCTCAAGATAATTTTGAACCATGTAGTAGTGAAGTATTTGATTATTTGTAAATGCGTAGATATCATTTAAAAATAGTTGATATTTGATATTAAAAATGTTGCCAGGAATAGACGAAGATGATGAAACTTGTGTAAATACGTTATCGACACCCAATACACCAGGAGGAAGTTCAACATAAGGATTTGATTCATACCAGTTAGTACCAGTAATCACAGACGAACTGGTTGCAGCAGACTTCATATTTTCAGTCACTTCAATTTTAATTAAAGATCTATACGATCCTTCATAATGAAATTCTTGATAATGTGAAACTGCTTCGTCAATAAGGTCATCTAGTTGCTCATCGCACACATTAATATCAATAGCAGGGTATCCAAGTCTTCTTAGACACCATGCTTTAAATTCTGCTCTAGTTGCTGGTTGAGATGCTGACATTTAGATTCTCCTTATCAATTTAATAGTGGTAGATATCTAATAGAAACATTGTTAGTTCCTGCTGTTGGCGCAGTTGCTAAAGTAACCACAGCACCAAAAGTTATAGTATTACCAATAGTGGATCCAGTATTCGCAACCGATAGATTAACTTGAAGTCCCACTATAGTTGTAATAATGGCATTAGTACCAATACCAGTTCCAGAAACTTCCATTCCAGGAACCAATCCAGTAGTAGATGCAACAGTTATAAATGTATTTGTTGCAATTCCTCCAGTTGAAGTCTTAGTAGTAGAATTTGTATATGTATATTCTGCTGAAGGTGCTAAAACAAGACCATTAACAATGACAAACATATCATTTACAGTTCTTCCTGAGTTGACTGGGAATGCTATTTGTGTTCCATCTCCATCTTGATTTGATGTTGCATAAACAGGAGTAATGGTAATATCTGCAGATCCATCAAAAGGAATTCCATTAATATTTCTTGCTGTTTCTAATGTGGAAGCAGTAGAAGCATTTCCATCTAGATCTGCTGTAATAGTTCCAGCAGCAAAGTTTCCACTTGTATCTCTAGCAACAACTTTGGATGCTGTATTTGTAGTAGTAGCATCTACAGCAATTGTTAATGTGGCTCCTTCAGATCCAACGGCACCACCAGTGATGTACGAACCACTAGCAACTGAGGCAACATAGTTTCCTGTAGTATCTGTTCCCAAAGCAACTGAATTTGGTTGAATTGCAGTTACTAAAGATACATTTCCAGTTCCATCAAAACTTACTGCTGTTGCAGCAATATCACCAGTTAAGGCAAATGTTCTTGCAGTTTGTAATGCAGTAGCAGTTGAAGAATTTCCGCTTAATGTTGCCGTAATTGTTCCTGCAGTAAAGTTTCCCGATGCATCCCTAGAAACAATAGTATTTGCTGCATTATTATTTGTTGCGTTAGATGTTATAGTAGGATTTCCTAAAATACCATCTCCATTAGTTACCGATAAACCAGTTCCAGAAACAGTAACACTTCTAGTTACTGCTGTTCCTGCTCCAGATCTAACTATGATTCCTGTAGTCGATAATCCTGCAACTGCGGTTAAATCCGCATCTAATCCCTGAGCATCGGTAATTCCATAACCAGCAAGAGTAGTTGGATTTGTTCCAGAAGTTACAAGTCCCTTAGCATTAATAGTAACAGATCTATAAGTTCCTGCAGTAGCAACTGTAGCAAGTGTTAGAGAAGCAGAAGCATTTGCAGCTCCAGTAACAGACATAGAACCAGTTGCATCACCAGTAAAGGAAAGTGTTCTTGCAGTTGTCCACTGTCTAGCATCTCTTACTGTACCAACGATATCCGCATTATTAAATGTTGCAGTTCCATTAACGGTAATTGTATCACCAACAGCATCACCTAAAATTGTATTTCCTTTAACAGTTAAATTGCCTTCAGATATTACACTACCATCTGCAGAACCAACTGTAAATTTAGTTACAGTTCCATTTGTAATAGTAAAATCTTCACCTGCACCAGCAGATCCAACAATAGTAATACCTGCGTTCGCAGTAATTAATCCAGTGACACCTAAAGTTGATGATAGTGTAGTTGCTGCAGCAACACCAAGAGTTCCACCAATAGAAGCATTAGTTCCAACAAAAAGTTTCTTTGCAATTGCTACACCACCAGCAGTGCTAATAGATGATGTTAAATCTGTTGATGATGCTGCATCTGAAGTATTTGTTTGTTTGATAATACCAGAATAAGTCTGAGTTCCTTGGTAGTCAATACCACCTTGATAAACTGCAGCACCGTAAACTTTGAGGTCTCCATTAACTACAAAATTTTCTCCAATATGAGCTCCACCAGTAACTTGAAGAGCGCCTGCTAATGTTGGAAGAGATGCTCCTGCTGGAATAGTTCTAGATGTCGCATTTGTTATGGTTGTAATGCCAGTGATACTAGTAGCATCATCAATCGTAGTAGTTCCACCAGCAGAATCGATAATTAAGTTTCCTGTTGTTGTATCAATCTCATTATCAGCAGTAATACCAATTCTTACATTATCAATTGTGGCACCACCATTGGCATCCAACAAACCAGTTAGAGTTGTTGTACCGCCAACGTTCAGATTTTCTGAAATTCCAACGCCGCCAGTAACAATTAAAGATCCTGTAGTAGATGATGTTGAAGTTATATTTGAAGATAAATTTAATCTTCCAGCATAAATTCTTGCATCAGTACCAGAGAATACTTCAGAAGTATTTGTGGCATTCTCCAAGAATCTGTAACCCGATGAAGAATCATCCCATCCAAAGAAACCTAACTTAGCGGAAACATCGAAATATCTAAATTCGATACCACGATCCTTATTATCGTCTGAAGATGGTGCAGTATCTCCACCAAGAGTTAGAACAGGATCATCAACAGTAATCGTAGTTGCATTTACGGTTGTCGTTGTTCCATTTACAGTAAGATTTCCAGTGATAACTGTGTTTGCATTTCTAATCGTGCAAGTACCAGTTGTAGCACCAATATTCACTGTAGTACCAGCAGCAGCAAAGTTTACTGTTGTTGGAGATGCTAGTAAATTGAATGTTGATTGGTTGGTAGTTAAATCACCACCATTAACAGCAAGATCTCCAGTGAGAGTAGTGTCACCAGCAACTCTTAGTTGTGCTCCAATTCCAACACCACCAGTGATTACTAAAGCACCGTTATTGGTCGCTGATGAATCAGTAGCGTTTGTAATTGATGTGATACCTGCTACACCTAGAGTTCCAGAAATGCTTGTATTACCAGAAGCACCCAAAACACTAAACTTTGCAGTATCACTAGTAATTCTCTTACCAACAAATAAACCTTGCCCAGCAGAAGTTCCTCCAATATGGAGAGTTGTAGCAATACCAGCACCGCCAGTTATTCTTGCATTTGAGTTTGTATCTGTTGCAAATGAAGGTGTATAAGCAAGAATAGAACCTAAAATGGATCTATAGCGAACCGTTAGTGAGTTGACAGTTGAAGCAGTTCCACCGTCTCCAGCATCTTTGACGTTAATTGCACCGTTTACATAGATGTCTTGAGAAAATAATACATCTTGGCCAAAATAACCACCGCCATCATTTCTAAGTGTACCATAGTCTCCACCACTAATAACATAGTTATTGCTACCATCGACGGTTACAGTCGGAGCATCTGTGTTCTGTAAATGTATAAATGAACTACCTTGAGTAGTCAAATTGCCAGTTAAAGTTGTTGCTCCAGTAACACCTAAGGTTGAACTTAAAGTTGTTGCTCCAGTAACCCCAAGAGTTCCAGAAATAGTAGTATTACCAGAAGAAGAATCGACTACAAATTTGTCCGTAGCAGAAGCATTTTGAATTTTAAAGAACTCTGTTGCCGCTGTGTTCGATCCTACAATCGTTACATTTTTATTAAGAGTAACATTGTCAGTTACAGTTACAGTTCCCTCAATTGAAGTATTTCCATTAGCGGTATCAACCAAGAACTTAGTTACTGGGGAACCTGCACCATCAGTGATTCTGAAATATTCTGTTGCCGCAGTAGTATTTCCAGCAATCGTAACACCGTTATTGAATGTAGCTAGGTTAGTGACCCCCAGAGTGCCCTGTAAGGTCGTGTTACCAGCAACGTTCGCAGTTCCACCCACCCATAGGTTTTCACTGATTCCAGCGCCTCCTGTGACTACCAGGGTGCCTGTCGTAGTGCTAGTTGATCCAACGTTACTACTGAGGGCAAGGTTGCCAGCAATAACACCAGCATCAGTACCAGTAAAGACTTCAGAAGTATTTGTTGCATTGTAGATGAAGCGATAACCACCAGTAGTACCTGCTAGGGTTGTGTATGAATCATCCCAACCATAGAAACCTAAACGTGCTTGAGTATCATAATACTTAAATTCAATACCACGATCTTTGTTGTCATCTGTGGTTGGAGTCTGATCACCACCAAGAGTTAGAATAACATCATCGATAGTAATAGTTGTCGAATTTACAGTTGTGGTTGTTCCATCAACCTGTAGATTACCTTTGATTTGTACAGTTCCAGTGTCATCACCAATTCCAGCAGGATCAAGAACAATAGTAGAATTGGTTGAACTTAAAACGTTATTTGCAAAGTAAAAATCTTCAACACGAACATCTGCGCCAGAAGAAATTAATGAAATCTGTTGAGATGCAGATAACGAAAGGGTAGAATTTATAGAATCGATTGAGATTGAATCCTCAACACTAACCTCCATCTTTGCTTCGCCTGTTCCAACATTAGTAGCAGTTAAACGAAGGAATCTATTTGATGCTGAATTGGCATCCATTAAAAGTGTTAATGATCCAGCACGGTTAATTGTTTGAATAGCATTACTGGTTTTATCGAGTGTAATGTCTGAAAAAATTGTCGATGTTGTAGTATTAATATCTACATTATCATCTGCAGCCAAACACTTAAGTAAAGGAGATCCACCAGTATTATTAACTGAAAGGTCATTAATTGTAGTAATACCACGATATCCAGTAGAAGCAGTTAATTCATTATCGAGTTCATATGCAGTATAGGAACTACCATCAGCGAAACGAATTTGATTATTTTGCAGTTGAGTATTATCTACACCAGCAGAAGCAATCTGAACATGACCATTGACATCTACATCAAAGTCTTCTTGATCGAATGATGCTAAACCTTTTTGACGAGTGGTTACTAATCCAAGATGTCTCCATGATACCGTTCCATCTGAAGCATCTCCAGAAGTATGAACAGGAGCAGTTGCGCCTGAAGTCCCTGCGTTTACTGCCTGATATAATCTCCCACTGCTAGTTACTTTTGCATATCTAGCATAAGAAGTTCCTGTTACCCAAGCAGATGAAGTGGTTCCTTCTACTGCTGTGGCAATTGGAAAATCTTCTGCATAAGTAAATCTACCAAACTGATCTACTGTAAACTTAGTTGCGTTAATAGTTTGTGTCGCGCTTGCAATTGTAGGCGTATTGTAAGTCGCTGGAGTAACTGTAGTATTAATAAGATCTAAAGTTGGGTTTCCAGATACACCTGAACCATTAGTTACCGAAATTCTTCCTGCGGTTCCTGTTACCGTTCTAGTTGCAATATTACCATCAGAAACTCTAGTGATAATACCTGTAGTAGATAAATCCGCAATACCTTGAAGATCTCTATCAAATCCCTGAGCAGAAATTCCTTCTAGTATTCCATCAAGATTATAATCTGCAATATTATTCGGATTAGATGCATTTGTAATTCGTCCTTTAGCATCAACAGTAACTTTTGTATACGACCCACTACTAGTAATTGTACCATCATAGTGAGGTAAAGATGGAACAATTTGTAAAGCGGAAGATAAATTTAAGTTTGCCGAACCATCGAAAGTTGCAGAAGCAGTTACGTCTCCAGTTAAAGCAATTTGTCTTGTGTTTGCTAATCGAGTTGCAGTAGCAGCATTACCAATCAAAGATCCAGTAATAGCACCAGCTTGGAAATTTCCATCGGCATCTCTTTGTACTAACGTATTTGGAGTATTCGTAATTGATTCTAATGGTCTCTCATATTTTAATGAGTTCCAAGAAGTAACACCATCACCAATTTTAATTCGACCAGTATCAATTTCTATCCCAAGTTCACCAATGGCTAACGTTGGGTTCACGTTTGACCATTCTTGAGCTGATCCTCTTCTTAATTGAATTCTATTTGCCATTGGTAATTATCCAAAAATACGTTTTAACGCAACTATTCTCTCTATGTATTTATAAAAAAATAGGGGGGTATTCCCCCCTTCCCATCATTCTTCTGTAGACTCACCATTGAGTTCTATATCTTCTTCTTCCTTACCCAGATATTCTAAAGCTTCAATTGCACCTAAGAGTTTTAGGGCAAGTGTTTCATTCTCTTTAATTTTTTGTGCTAATTGTTGATTTTCATTAGCAAGTGCCTGGTATCTTTCTTTAAACTGAGATACTAGTTCTTCAGGGGTAGATTTTTCAATTGTCATCAATTTTCTCCTTAACTAATAATTTAAGTAATGATTTAATCTCTTGGACATCAGAATTGAGAGAACTTACATCATTTTTTAATTTTGTAAGTTCTTCTTTTTCCCGTTTCATCCGATTATAATTACTGATGTAGTTTTCATACTCAGTCTTATTAGTATTTATTATAGCATTTGTCTGCTCATCTCGTAATAGATGATGCTGATTTTCTATTTTAATATATCCCATAATTAACTCGCTAATGCAATAGCTCTAAAGTATTTGAATTGAGGTACAATCGCTTGATTTGAAGAAGACATACAAATTTTAATTTGGAATTTAACAAATTCAAGACCAGTTACAGTATATTCATAAGGTCTAAATTGCAATTCACTTGCAGGAGTAACAGGTTTATCTGGTCCACCATCACTATTAAAGAATGTCCAACCAATAGTACTTTCAACCCCAGTAAAACCAGGTGGTACTACACGATATAATACTTTGAAATCAGTTTCACCAGGTCTATATGCATCAAAGTATACTTTGATAGATCTTGATATTTGATTATCTAAAGGAACCATTCTAGTGATATAAACTGCATCATGAGGATCACCAACATAATTTACTGCACTATTCCAACTATCTGGATTGTTAATTCTATTTGATGTTGTAATAATGCTAGATCTATCTAAATCAATAACAGGAGATAATAAATTACTTTCACTAGATAATAGCATTTCTAGCGTAAATGATTTTTGACCAGCAAGTTTAGCAGCTTCGTTTGTTGAAGATAAAATTAATTTTTGGGATTCCAAATAATTTACAGTATTTAATGATACTGGTACATACTGTCCATCGTTAACAAATGAAGCTTCTGTAGTGTTTCCATTATTAATAGAAGATCCACTAATAGTATTAATTCTAGAAATAATAGATGTTTTAGATTGCTGTACAACTTGGACTGATGGAGTTAAATATTCAAATGCAATATTTTGAGTAGCGGTAGCTACTATTCCACCTGCTTTAATACCCGATGAAGAAACAGAATCACATTGCAAATCATATGAATCTAATGTAGGATTTAGAATACCTGTATGAGATTTATTAATTTCTGTTAATGGTATACCATCTAAATTGTAGCACTCAACAAAAGCTCCTTCTGTATGAGCAGCAGCAACAGTTCCATTTTGTCCTCTTCCACTGGTTTTGATAGTAATCGTAGTTCCATCATTTCCTATAGTTGTGTACGCCATAATTTCATTATCTACTTTAATATATCCTGGATTATCATCTCCAATCGGCAATCCATCTATAGTGGTATGGAAAGCAGAAGCATCACTAACACTTAAAGATAATTCTGTAGATGTTATTGTTGTTTTTAATGTAGTTGGAGGAATTTCTGATAGTATTCCAGTAATGGTAACTTGATTAGTTGTGTCATGCATTCCATGATTACTATGGAGAACAGTAATTCTCTTTGATACGGAAGAATATGTTGGTGTTAAACTTAAATATTTTTGTAGAGAATCACCAGAGTAAGTGGTATTAGATCCATCAACAGTTCCAGATACGGATGGAGAAGATTGTGAAATTGTTTCACCATTAGTAAATTGTTTGGAAACGTAATTAACTGTTGCAACATTAGTACTCGAATTCCAATCGGTAACAATTGCAGTTGCTCCACTAGTTGCACCAGTTAAAGTCTTACCAACACCAAAAGTTCCTGTGGGTGATGTAATCTTAATTGATCCTAATGCCTGACTACTTACAATTGGATAAGTAACTACTCCACCAATGCTGCTTCCCTGTAGGAATGTGCCATCAACATTATCAACAATTAATTGATATGGAGATGTAGATGTTACAACTTGTTGAATAGATGCAGAAGCATTTGTAGTTGCTTGATAAATTCTAGCACCAATAGTAAATGATCCACTAGCATCACCAAGAATTAATGTTTGTGATGGTTTTTGAGTAATAATTGGATCTTCTCTTAGAGTAACAATTCCTCTATTACCAACTCCTAATGGAGCATTATTTAAAACTAATTTACCACTTAACGGACCAAATTGAGCCCTATAAATGTTAAATTTAAGATCCTGAAGTTGATTGGGTGACCAAGTTGAAGCATTTTGAGACTTGAATAGGACCCCAGCATAAGGTTGTGCCGAAATTGTTCTATCACCAGTAATATCAATTTCACCCATTTCCGAAATCCAAACTGTATATTTGTTTGAGTCTGAGAACAGGACAAAACAATATTCTTCGGTGTCACTAATATAGACTGGTGCTGGGAATCTGAATACTGTAGGTATTGAAGCGTTTTCTGAAATTTCTACGTTTTCGGGATAAACTGTTACTGTAGATAGTGGAAGAATACGATTGGTAGGGATACCATTTTGCATAACCCTAAGTTGACCACTTACGGGAACATTAGTATCTTTAGAATTAAAATACACTTCCACTTTTGATAAATAGCATCCACCCTTTTCTTGAATAATAAAGGATTGTGCTAGAGGATCCCACCAACCAATCTGAACTTGCTCACTTCTAGTTCTAGTTGTAGTCCTTTCGTCTGTAATTGGAATTGTCTGAACATCTGCGTTTCTAATTGAAAGAACTGTTTCCTGAGAAGTTTCTAAAGTTCCAGTTGCCTCATAAGTAACTTGAGCACTTGAATCTGTTGATGATCCAATTACAGGAGCGGCGTCAGTTGGACTAGTTGTTAATTTAAATACTCTTCTTCCAGTTGCCCATCTTGGATTTGTGCTTACATTTCCTCTTGGAATAAAGAATGCACCTTTAAATGTTCCTCTTGGATCTGTAATTAATCTCCTATCCTTAATAACTGCCTTAGCGCCAGAGGATAATCCAGTAATTACATAATTTGTCTGAATATTACCAAAATAATTTGAACTTACTTGCTCCGCTAAAGAATCGACATCAATATTCAAATAAGATGTTTCTGATGAATATACATCAGATAATTCTACAGAGGTATATGGATTGTATCTGTAACCATTGTTCAATGCAGCAACTTTAGCTCTAAAAATAACTGTTCTAACACCAGTAGAAGATACTTCTTCCATACTAATAGTTTCACCAACTTGGAAAGGAATACTATTTGAATTTGGATTTAGAGTTGGATTCTTAATTAATTCTAAAAGTTTTGGTATAATATATGAAGTTACAGGAACATTATCAAAGAAAGCATATATTCTTGTTGATGGTTTTAATCTCTCTGCTTTGATTGCAATATTTCTAGAACGAATCCAAGGAATTGAAGTTCTATTAATAATTCTAGAACCAAGACTTTGACTGTCAAATCTTTCAACAACTCGTTGCTGAGTTCCTGTTCTCCTTTCAATAATACCTGTCGTTGTTACGCTTCTTGTTCCCCAAGCAGGAATCCACCTTCCTAAAGGACCTACCCAACCTCTCCACTCACCACCAGAAGTAGTGGTTCTAGCGCCAGACCAATCTTCAACCCAAGAACCCCATTGTCTTGGACCGAATCCATTTTGATCCGCACCAATTTCTCTTGCTCTAGACTGGAAATCACCCTCAACACGTACAATATTTACAGGAGCAATTTCAGTTTCAACCCAATCATCACTAGAAGGATTCAATTCAATTGCACCTAAGAAAGTAAAAACGTTAAATGGATTTACATTTTCCACCCTAGATGCATATGGTTGTTGAATTAATAATGAATCTGTAAATGGTAATGTAATCAATCCAGTGTTTCTAACAACGTTAGATGATGCAGTTTCATTGTATACGAGAGAAACATTTGATGTATAATGAGAGGGTCTTAAAATTCTCTCTGCAAAATCAATAGAAGCCGAATAATCTTCGTTTTCACCATCAATAACATTTTGGTTCTCAAATGAATCTACAAAAAATCCATTTTTAAATTTATCATTGCCAAATTCATCTTGAATAGTTAGAGTATTTGTTTCCTGCTCTAAAAGAGTTAGAACACTGTAATATTCGACGTTAGTAATTCTTCTATCCAGCAGAGCAATATCTCGCATGGAATAACGTTTAATATTTTCTTTAAATACTAAACTATCAATATCAGGATCATATCCATATGCTTCATGTGCAATCGTAGCAAGAAGCATAATTCCATCCGTATCATCTGGAGGAGAAGGAATCTCCTCAGATTTACCTGTTACTAGGAAAAATCTACCATCTTTGTCAACAAAAAGTTTATCAATTCTCTTTAGGTAATATGAATAATCACACCTAAAATCAGAATCTGGTTTTGGGATATCAAAAATAGTTGATCCTTCAGTAACAGAGAATACTCTACTAGAAAAATCGAAAGTTGAACAAACTAAATTAAATGGATCGGATAAAGAACCATCTCCATCCGCTAATGCTGCTACTGCGGGTCTAAAATCTAAGACATCTCTTAATTGTTTTTTAGTATATAAAGTTGCTCCAGATCCAGTTGCGGGAATAAACGAAGGAATATCTTTATAGTCTGTTCCAACATAAGAATCAATGTTGAAATAATCCCCTGTAGATTCGTGAGAATAATAATCTGCAACAATTTTTAATTTTCTAATTGGATCGTTTGAACCTTTTTTTCTAACAATTTTGGAAACATCATAAAAGAATTCTTTTTGTCCAGATTCTAGATAGAACGATGATGTAATATTTTTACTTCCAGCATTAATCGATCCTGTAGCATCACTAATTAATCCCTCTATCGCATCACCGTTACTATTAAAACCAGTAACCGTTTCATTTTGCTGGAATGTTAAACTATTTTCATACACAATAGTTAATCTCAAATTTCCAGTATTGAAATCTACAACAAAAGCTTTTGCCCCTGATGTTTTTCCTGTAATTAATGATCCAGTTGCAAAGAACGCTGATTCTACTAGTGTGATATATGGAATTACTGCATCGTTACTATCAACGGATTCGTATACTGCTCTTAATTTATATACATCAGAAACTCCCAAGGAAAGTTCCCTATCTTCAATTCTAATACCGTAAATATTGGAATATGTTAAACCATATTGAATTTGATCACTTTGCTTATATGTTTTTCCTACCTTCCATATTGCCATTTTGTTGGCATTTTTTACTTTTTCCGTGACAACATTTTTAGAAATTGCTGCATTAAAACGAACCGAAGTAATACCAACAAGATTACTTACCGTAATTGTTGATCTTGGAACACCACTAGTATTGAATGTTGTATATGCTGCCCCAGAAGAGTTTGTATTTTGCAATACTAAAACTGTACCAACAGTATAAGAAGATCCTCCAGAAACAGCAGTGACAACTAAATTATAATTTTCAGTCTCTACAGATTCAAACTGCTGATTTTCCGCAAGAGCAATGGTAAAACTATTACTTGTAATTTGAGTTTCGTATGTTCGTCTGATGATCATACTCTCATCAGTAATAGTTTTAATAGATTCTTTTGGCATCTCAGTAAAGAGATCACCATTTTGCTTACCTTGAAGTTCTGGTCTTTTTCTAATTACTACAGTGTATTCGGTTCCAGTTGTAGGACTGAATCCATTGGCAGGTGTTACTTTAAATGCTTGTGTGCTGTATGTAAAAATTGTTGACGTATCTAAATCTGCTGGTACTGCAGCAACTATAAAATAATTTGTAGGTGAAACATACAAACGATCACCAGGTCTAACTTCAGGTGAAATGTTGCTGTTAAATCCAGTTAAATACCCTTGAGATGAAACAACTGTATATGTAAATTTATCTCCAGTTAATTTAACTTCATCCGTAAAAGCAATATCACCAGTTAAAATTACCGTATTGGAAATATTTCGACCTACAATTTGTCTAATATCTGAAAACTCATAAGTATATACCTTAGAAATAGTTCCTTTATCTCTACCATCTACTTCAATAACTTCTCCCGATCTGAAAGAACCACTTACACCATATAAGGTTACCGTTTGACCAGTAAAAGAAGTTCCACTACTTAATCGAAGGAAACCAGTGGCACCACTAGTTTTTCCTCTTACTATAGATCCACCTTCAATAGTTACTGATCCTGTTAGATATAATTTTGTGAAGAGAGAGATATCAAAAATATGAGCATCATAATAATCGTTTAAATCACCCTCCACTGTGTCTGTTCCACTAGAAATAAATTCCCAACTTGCAACTCTAGCTAATCCAATGACGTTTCCTGCGGCCGCCCCTGGAGTTGCAGTTACAGCATCTCTTAGTTCAATGATTTGATATGAAGTATCAATATCAGGTCCACTTAAGATAGGAGATCCATATACATTAGAAACTTCAATATTATTACCTAATTCAAAGGGAACAATATTATTTTGAAGTGACTTGTACTCTCTTGGTTTTGGTAAATCTAGATATACTGGAGCATCTCTAACAATTGGATATCCCTGTAAATATACTCTACCTGGAGAAATTTGAACAGTGTATAGATCTTCCGAAGCTAATACATTGGTGTCTTCGGTATATGTACCAGGAAGATATACTCCATTATTAAATCCATCGTTCAAACATTCTCGAACCTTGATATCGAATGGGGTAACCATAAAGTCCCCAGCAAGATCGTAAAGTTGAGATGCAAAACGCTTTTCTAGCTCATTATATTTAGTTTCGTCAACTCTTAATTCTACTTTACCATTTTTAAGTCTTAAAAGTTCTAGGAAATTTTTATCTGCATCATCGTCTAGATCTTTTTTAACTAAAGTAGCTTTAATTTTAAATCTATGTGCTCCTGGAGCGGCATAGTTTGATGAACCAGCAGCATTATCATTTAAAGAAGAATCATCTTCAGAAGTTATAATTGATTCTGATACCTCAAGTCCAACTCTATATGATGGATTTTGAGCATATTGATCTAAAATTAAACTTTGAAACTCTACGTCAACAAAAAATCCTCTAATAAAATAGACACCAGTGTTAATATATCCAATTGAACCTATTTGAGTTGCATCATTGGGAATTAATTGAGCAACAGGAGTTCCAATTTCAATAAGAGTTGTACCAAAAGTAATTTCGGAATCGACAATAATTTGCTCATTATTCTGAAATGTCTTATTTGTTTTTTCTGTTCCACCAGATTCTGTGTACTTTATATACAACGTAATGAATCCCTTATCAGACTCAGCTGAACTAATAGTATTAATAACTTCAGCTTTTACTCCACTAGTGAGACCAGTGATCGTTGTACCTAATAAAGATGTTCTATAATTTTCAACTTCTGATCCCAAAAATGATGATTGTAATAGAACACAATCAACATTATTATCCCAACCAACCTGGCCAGGAATAACCATAGCACCATCTTTAAACAAATGAGATCCAACACTCTCCACCTGATTTTGTAAGATGGATTGGAGAGTTGTTAATTCTCTAGCTTGAATTGGAAATCCAGGTCTGAAAAGAACTTTATAAAAGTTCTTAAATTTGTCAAAATCATCATAATAAGGGCTAACATTCAGGTTGGTATTCTGTGACATTTCTTTCCTATCTTTTTAATTAGAATTCGATAACAATTTTAATATCTTCAATCTGATCGCTTGCGCGAGAAATCGATCTCCTATTATCTATATAGATTACTTCACCGCTATTTCTTTGAATCTCTGGATATGCATATCCAGAGGTAAACTTCATTCCTAAATCATATTCGGTATTATTAATTGTTCGAGTTGAAGTTCCAGGAACAGCAGGAAAATTGACATCTGGTTCTGCAGAAGCACCAGAAGAAGCTCCAGTAATTACATTACTACCATCAAATAAATTTAATGATCCAGTAATTTCTGGATAAACACCATCAATTCTATTTTGATAAAATTTTAACACTTTAGTTGTAGAGTTCCAAGAAATAACTCTACCTCTTGCTGTGATTGATTGACCACCAACGGTTCTTGTTTGGGTGATAATTTCATCAACAACAAAATTTCCTTGGAAAGTTGGTGAAAAAATTACTGCCTTTGTTGCACTAAGAGTTAAATCCGATGATAGTTCTTCCGTGTTATATTCATATGGATTCAATAATAGACCAATTCTACGGTAATCATTGTCGATTGGAAAATCTCCAGAACCTTCCGAATAAGAGAGTTTGGCATTTACCATCACTCTATATCCACCCAATTCAAATGAAGGATCTGAACCATGTCCTCCCTGAGGAGGAATGATTACATCAATGGTTCCTCCAGTTCCAGTTCCAATTCCATTAATAGAATCTACTATAATTTTTCCAAAAGTATATCCAGTTCCTCCAGAAGTTACAGTAGCATTTACAATTTTACCACCGTCAATAACTAAAGATACTCTGCCACCAGTACCATCGCCAACAATAACAACATTATCATAGGTTCCATTATTATATCCAGAACCAGACGCAGTAATTACTACAGTATCAATTTCACCAGCAACAGCATTACTTAAAACAGCAGAATCTTCTAAAACTGGTATGTAATCTGATGAGAAAAATTTTAAAACCTGAGCAACAGGAATGGTATACATGTACTTCCATCTATAACCGTCAGCTGTGGTTACAATCGAAGTTGAAGTTCCAGTTGGTTCAATAGTAGATGGTTTTCCATTTGGATCTGAAGGCGATGTTCCATTGTAAATGCACTTATAAACTTGATAAGTAGAATTTACAACGTAAAAATCTGCATCATACAAACGAGTTGATCCAGAAGCAGCTGTATTTGTGGGAGAATAATCATGACGATACATATCATAGATATAACCCAAACCACCAGTAGTTTTTTCTGGTGGAGTCCAGTCAATTCTACGAACTACTTGAATTGTATCATTTGATAAAATTCTTTTTAGAGAAATCATATCATCATATAGATCACTATACTCTTCAAAGCTATCAATCGCTTGAGGAGGATTATTTTCATTATCCCATGGTTGTGGTCTTCCAATAAAAATATACAAACGATCTCTATCAGATCCAGCAACCAAATCTGTAGCCTCTGGATCTGGACCCTCTAATGATTTAATAAATTTTGACGCCGAATAAATTCGAAACTGGTCTGTAAGAAGTGCTGACATTAATTTATCCCGAAAAATTTATGATTCTCTATACTATATTTAGTTGTTAAAATTTATCATTTCTAACTTTCGTTAGATAATCTGCAGAAAGAATTCTCCATGATGCTCCATTATCTCCCGTTATTTTTTCTCCTCCCAAAATTGCTTGAGCAACAGCACCAGATCCAGATCCAGATGTAAATGTTATGGTTGGGGCAGTCTCATAACCATATCCACCAACACCAACGGTGATTGATGTTATTTGATCTGCAGTTAATTGTGAAGTTGCTGTAGCATTTACAATTGAGTTTGGTATATTTACTGTAACTGGAGATACATAACCATTTCCAGTATCCAATACTCTAATATCCACTATTGTAGAATTTGACGAGAATTCATACAGTATTCCTTTCAAAGGATCTCCTGTGTCGTATGGAGCAGGGTCTCCAACAACTAATATATGATTATCTGGATCCCAAGAAACCACTGTAGCTTCAATGAGAGATTCAACACCAGTTACCGTTTCTCCAACAACAAAATTAATACCATTATAATTATTTGGATTTCTCATATCCATTTTTAATTCTATCAGTGCATTGTGTTCAATTCCCTCATTTAAACCTCCAGCATCAGTAATAGTTGCTACTTTAAATGGAACACTAGAATCTTTTATTTGATCACCTGGTTCAAATAAGGTAGTATTCGTTCCACCACTAGTTTCTTCAATACCATATAAAGTTGACGCATTTCCAGAATCTAAATTTATTTGATTATTGTATGTTGTACCAGTATTGACTAAATCTGGATATCCATCTCCAGATCCATCCAACTCATCATTATCTTCAAATGCTTTGTCGATAAGTACTGATGGTGGTTCAGTTAAACGATAAATTACAGATCCTTCTGAATCAATTACTACATGTGGCAATTCAAAAGCATCGGAAGAATCTGCAATTCCGCCATCAAATACTACTGCAGATTTTTCTCCAGGAGTTCCAGCATCAATAAACGCCAATTCGTCGATTTTGAAAACTACAAATAGTTCTCTTGTTTCAGGTCTCCAGTCATATACTATTGCAATTTTACTAGTGGCAGATTCTTCTGTTCTAATAACTCTATCACCAATATTAAATTCATATGCACTTATTCCAGTATTGGGATCATCTTGAGTATCATCCAATACTACTCTTTGGTCATATCTAAAATTTAATCCTCTAGTGCATCCAGTTAATCTATTAGTATCTTTACCAGTATATCTAATTAATTCTTTCTCAAGAAGTACTACACCACTCCCACTATAAGGATCTGTATTTGACACATAAATCGAAGTATCTGATCTGCCAATATTTTTGGTTATTCCTGATAATTGGAACACCTCTAAATTATACGATTGACGATTTCTAGATTTTCTTTTTAATTTTACTTTTCTTGCAAATACTACAGAAGGAGGGGATGTATATCCATACCCAGGATCAGTAACAATAATATTATCGATTGATCCTTGATCTATTATCACTTTTCCCTTGGCACCTACACCGCCGCCACCAACAAATAGAACGTATGGAGCATCAAGATAAAATTGACCAGGATTCGATATTGTAATGTTATTTGATACTATGCCCTTAACGTCAATTTCCGCTGCTCCCGTTGCTCCAGAACCTCCACCTCCAGTTATCGATAAAAATGGTGGTGTTTCATAATCTCTTCCAGTATTTAAAATTGATAGACCTGTAACTGCTTTAGAAACTGCTCTAATACTAGCTCCAGATCCAACAGCTCCTAAAACCGATGCATCAACATCATAAAATTGCTTGTCTCCATTTTTGGTAACTTGTATATAATCAATTTCACCATTTTCCTTCAAAATAATTTTGGCTGCAGCTGGATCTGGTTCATCTTCTCCAGAAGGTACATTTGGAGTCAGTTCTACCCTCAAAGGATTATAACCTTCACCACTATCCAAAACCTTTACAGCAACAAGTTTTCCATTATTAATTACTGGTTCTAGAATAGCTGCTCTAGTTGGTATTCCCGCATTTGCAATTGTTAAAACTGGTGGATTATCAGGATCATATCCAGATCCTCCGTCATTAATGATGACGGAATCAACTCCCAAATCATCATTAAAGACGGGTGAAATAGATGCTCCAGAACCAGGTATTATTGCCATTTATTTTTATCCGTTATACTATATTTAGACTGTAATTGATGTAACTTCAATAATCATATTTACACCACCAGTGTGAGAAATTAGATTTCCTGGTATTGTAAATCTTTGACCAACGTAACAATTATCACCACCATCGATAACAAATATTTGTGGAGTTCCTGCTCCTGGCCATACAATAGTAACTACAATATCAGTTCCAGGAATTGTATAATTGGATAATAAATCGGTCCACCTTCCATCAGAGTTAATTTTTACAAAACCAGTAACAGAACCGAATTCTGTAATAACTTGAACTTCTGGATATACATATCCAGATCCTCTGTCTACAACGTCGATTCTACTTACACCAACCAAAGCTTTGGCTTGTGCGTCAAATCCAGTCGAAGAATCGAATGATACCGTAGGTCTTGATGTATATCCATCTCCACTTGAAGTTAGTTGCAACTTACTGACTCTTCCAACGACTAAGTTTGCTAAAGCCTCAGCATTTCGACCTAGAACTGAACCAAGATAATCAAAGGTAATAAGTGAATTTGATGATTCAATAAGAGCAACGGTTCTATCTTGATCTTCACCTTCAATTTCTAATACATCACCAGATTCTACAGGAGGAATAATTTCTGCAGCAATAACATCGGCATCGGAACCAATGTAAGAGAAAGCAACAAAAGTAGATCCTGCTCTAGGGATTTCTGCAAAGATGATTCTAGAACCAACCAATTCAAATGCTACACCAGGTTCTTGAATAACACCATTCAAGGAAACAATAATATTATTTTCTGGTTTAATTGTCGTTGAAGATACTCCAGATGTAATTGTCAATGAATAAAATACTTCATCTAGTTTTAAATTAAAACTGCTTCTCAATGAATCAAATTCAAAACTTATATCATCTAATTGACGCAATTTACCAACATAAACACCATGGAAAGATGCTCCTAATTCTGGCGCTTCTGCAAATTCTATCACATCACTAAAAATAGTATATGATGGACCAGGAGGTTGTAGAATGCCATTTATATAGACTAAAACATGTCCATCCGAATCTGGGAAGTATTGGTCCCCATTATTAGTAGTTAATTTAAATTGTGTTTGCTGACCATCAAATCCTAAGAATGATCTCAATACACGACCAACAATCAAAGTGGAAGTTACAATGGCAGAACGATAGTTATTATTTGAAATAATCTGAGCATATTGATTAATTTCACCAACAACATTAGTCAAATACAATCTGGTATAATTACCAAGTAAAACAACTTTTTGTACCGTTGCATATCCTTCAGATGTTAATGATGATACTGAAGTAATTGTACCTATACCAATTGGGAATTGATCAGTAGGATTTTGAAAATGATAAACAATCTGACCAGATAAGAATAAGGAACCCGAAATATTACCAACATAAAGATATGCAGTAGAACTATTAATTATTTCATATCCTAAAATATCCGCGTTATTTGCAAAATCTTCACTGTTAATAACGGTAGTTCCTACTGGGAATGTATTGTCGTCTGGATCATAATTTATAGTTAATCTGTAAATATATTGAGATTGAATGATGTCTCCAATATCAACATTAGTTGAACCTTCGGTGATTACATCAATGTATTGAGAACTAATTGATGAATATACCTTTCTAGTAACTAAAAATTCACCTTGTAATGATTCTGTTTCTAAAACTAGTTTGCTTCCCGTATTCGATAATACTGGACTGATATTATATTCGTAATTTGTGCTGGTTAAACTTGCGTCAGAATATAATCCTTTTACATATTGTCCAGAATCAAATTCACCTATAACGTTTATCAACTGAATCCTATTTTCAATATCATCAATAGACGCTGTAAATCCAGCATCATTTATTAAAGTATTTCCAGTAGTAAAAGATCCACCAGTAATTCTCACATCAATATAACTGACAAATTCACCATTTTCAACAGATTCAATAATACAAGTATTTGAAGTTTGTCCTGGAATGGTTAATTCATCTGCTAAAGTGAACACTTCAGTTTCAACATCATAAGTAATTTCAAATCTCTTAAAGATATCTTTTACTCTACCTCTATTGATAATAATTTGTTCGATCTCTGCATTTTTTTGAGAAGTTGCACCGTATACATAATCACCAACCACAATATTTCCAGAAACAGGAGAGATTGGAGTTCTAGTTGGATATGTTTTAGATGGAACAGTAATAGAGTTGGAAGAAACTACAGAATTTGTCTCAATATAATCAGAATCATTTAAAGTTCCTATAAGAATTGCCATTTTATCATCTATGAATGATTCCATTGATGTTAAATTTGAACCCGTTATTGATATACCAGCATCAGAATACGCATATTGTCCAGCAGCAGTAGAAGGAGAAGTTAACGTCTCGGATATTGCTTGCTTCATCATCAATTTAACTTGATTATAAGCGTAAATACTTTGAACCAATTCACCTTGTAGTGATATAACTGTACCAGTAGCGGCATCTACATACGCTAAAGTAGCATTTAAAATTCCAGAATTTCCATTTGTTAATAAATCATATACGATCGCATCTATAACATATCCAATATCTCTTAAGCATTTTGTATTTCCACCAGGAATAGTAAATCCTGGATAGTTATTTAAAGTTCTTTGTACAGATTCATATTTGATATATTCTTTATTGAATAGTAGTAGTTTAGCTGCATCTCTTTGTAGAGAACTTCCAGGTTGTAGAATACCAATTGCAACATCAAATAAAGTATCAATAGCAGATTTGATATTAGCACACCCACCACCATAAGTTCCATTATCTACGATAATAGTTAAATCCGTGTATTTTGATGCTGTTGCACCATATTGAGATGTATATACCGTAGTTGGACCAGTTTTCCAATTATTAATAGCTAATTGACATAATTCATTGACTTTTTCAAATGCTACTATGGTTGGTAATAGTTCATTTTTAATATATTGAATATTTCCATTTCCAACATAGTATTCCATAGCCGCAACCGTGTTGGAATTTCCTCCAGTAATCAAATCTGTTATAATTGATGGAATAATGTAATCTGCAATATCTCTTTCACAAACGGTTGGAGATCCTCCAGGATAAGTAAATGCAGAATAATTAGTACCGTTTAATGTATATGAAAAATACGATTCAATATATCCAGTTGCTTCTTGAGCAATAAAATCTCTATTAAACCAAAGTAAATCTCCAGCATCTCTATATACATTCCCAGTTGGGGCAATAATATCATTGATACTTTCCCATAAAGTATCAATTGCAGACTTAACATTTATGCATCCTCCACCATCAACAACTATATCTGTTGGTGGAACTGGAATTCTATCAGTATAATTTGGGGAATAACTTAATGTTCCATCGACAGCAGATTGACAAAGTAAACTCATTTGAGTATGAGCATATAAACTTTGTAGTGCCTGTAACCTTATAAAATTCAATCCTCCATTTGAATCTATGTAGAACTTAGCAGCAGTAACAGCGTTGTAGTTTCCACCATTTTCTAAGTCTTCAGCAACAGCATCCAATAATAATGATAAATCTAGTTTACAACGATTTGTTCCGTCTAAATTATTCACGCTATCACCAGGAATTTCTAAATCTGGGTAACGATTTTTCAATCTTCCAGCTGCCTCTTCAACAATATAAGAAGAATTCAATCTTAGTAAATTTGCAGCATCTCTAAATCTATGTCTGGAATCCGAATCAAATTGTCCAGTAATAATATTATTATTTGCTGTATTAATTTGATTTGCTATGAATGAAGTTTCAATATAATTTGATGCTTTTGCTGTAACCCCAGATCCATTAGATATAGTCTCTTCTAACGTATAAGTTCCAGTTTTTTGTCCAAGATATAGTATTTTTAGTGCATAATTAATTCCAATCACAGTTCCAGTTGCTCCAGAAGTAGCTCCTGTAATTGTATTTCCAATTTGGAAATTGCCTCCAGCAAGGGTATGATACGATAATTTCTTTGAGGACACTTGTTCCCCAGAAGTAAAATCTCCAGTTTCATTAATATAATCTACACTGATATTTTGAACTAAATCATTATTTTGTAATGTTCCACTATTATAGTTAAAGTCCAAAATAATATTTGTAACATCTTCAAACGGAACAAAATTAGATTCAACCTTAATATCATCGTCAGTTAAATTACTGACTTCAATGAGAGATTTGCTAAGATCATCAACAATCGTATTTGGATTTTGTGGATTAACTATTCTGTTGAATAATAAACCAAAGAAAGAACTTGGATCACTAATTGAAATTGAAGAAACAAATGTTCCAGTTTCAGGATCTTGATATGGTGCTATTCCTGTAATTCTAGCAACAACTCCAGACTTAGCAGAAACAATGTAATCATTTAATTGCAATTCAAGCAATCCTGATGGACTATCATAAGTACCTGAAGATTTGCTAATTACTATACTGTTAGTAACAGTATTTAAAGTTCTATCTAAGTTTATTTCTTCTACAACTGCCGTCTTTCCATTTAAATTGGTAATTTTTTCTTTATATTCAAATAGATTATCATTCTGAACTTCTTCTTGGGAATCTAGCGTACAATTTAATCCAGTAGCAGTAGAAATTAGTGTTTCATCATTTAAAAATGTTCCTGAGATATTAAATAGTGTTAACGTTGATGTTGTTGACGATATAACTGTTGCGGTAGCATTTGTAGTTAGTCCTCTAATTGTATTTCCCAATTCTGGTAGAATGCCAGATACATTACTAATATTGAATGTATAAGTATCTTCAAATGTTAATGCTAAATCTGCATAACTGATCTTTGTTGGCGCTGGCGGAGCTTCAAAAAATACAATATTTCCTTGTTGGACAATAAAAGATGTTCCTGGTGCTTGTGCGATACCGTTAATAACAATCATGAACTGACTGGTATTTGCGATTACAACCTCACCGTCAATTGTTAATGGGAATGTGGTTCTTTCTCCATCAAATAGGGAAGCAATATTATCTAGTTTTTGAACGACAGAAGTTAAAATTTCTTCAGATGAAGTTAAACGCTTTGAACGGAAAAGAACTTGGGTATTATCAAAATCTTGATATACTGGTTCTACTAATGCAAAATTATCAATATTGGCAACCACGGAACTTTCAATTAAATTTACACTCTTTGTCAATTCAAAATCAGTTTTATCTGTTAGTCCTTTACTACTTCCAGAAATATCAATTTCTCCAAATACTTTAAATCCAGCTGGGTGTGTTGTATTAATTAGAGTTTCTCTCCATTCCTCAATAGGAACTGGAGATTTTACATTATAAGAAAATGCCTGATAGAGATAGGAGTCCTGTATTTTTTGTACAATTTCACTTGGTTTACCAATATCATCTAAGAATTTACCTACTGTATTAGTAATTGAATTGACTTCAAGAACACCTTTAGCAATACTAATTTGAGTTATAGTACCACTTGCTTTTGACACAACTCCGCTAACTTCCTGCCCAATCTCAAATATTCCACTTACAGATGTAAGTTTTAAAATTCTTGGACCAATTTGCCAACCATCATTGGTAGAAACATACCCAGTTGCCGTAGCGGTCTCTAATGATTCACCTTGGAATACATACTCACCCGAAAGGAATCTGCCAGTTTCTACGATTGCTTCAGCACTTCCTCCAAAAGAAGAAGTGAGAATAATTTGTCTACCTGTACCAGCATTAGCAAAAGAAATGTAGTTTCCACTAATAGCATCTTGAGGAGTCAATGCAATTCTTAATTGATCCTCTTCTAGACCAGCAGAAGTTCCTGAGATTGCATAGTAAATTTGATCTGGATCAATGTATCCAAATGAAGTTAGTGGGAATGAAGATCCTTCTCCAAGATCTTGAACAGTGAAAGTAACTTCAGCACCATTTTGAATGCCATGGGGGAATGAGAATTGGAATAATCCTAAATCTAAATTAACTACATAAGTAAAACTTGATTTTAGTGTTACTGTGGGTGCTGTAGAATATCCAGATCCAGGATTTTTTACAATGATATCACTAATTCTACCATTTTTGAGTAGAGCTTGAGCAATTGCGCCGCTGCCGCCACCTCCTTCAATAACGACCTCTGGCGGAGTTGTATATCCTGTTCCTGGATCCAATACTTTAATACTACTCAGTATACTAGTATTTACTAATTGTAAATTGACAGGGAAAGTAATTTCTGGTCTTAATGTATAATCATGAGTATAATTAAATCCAAAGTTATTATTTTTTAATTTTTTAATCTTACCTACATTTATTCCCTTTGTGAAAATAGACGCTCCAGTTCCCTTTGGAGGAATAACAACTTGCAATTCTGCACCAGAACCAGCTAAACTTGGTCCTAAAATACCGTCAATAGCATCTACATCGATGTACGCTGTAGTATATCCTTTTCCT